GGAAGTCCTTTTTACCGTCACGGCGAATGATCTGCCATGAAACAAGATCGTGTCCGCCGTCTTTTTGCATCTCATACAGGGGAATAAAAAGATTTCCGTCCCCGTATATCCTTGCGCCATGCAGGGCTTTAAACCCCTTCTTTTCAAGATATGGGGTTGATCCACCCTGCTTTGAAATAGACCATTTATATTTTGCCCTATGGGCTATTTTTTCATGACGTTCAGCTATTCTGATATCTTGTTCTGCCTGACGCGCCCTTAAAATAGCCTTAATCCGCGACACATCGACGCGGGTCATATTTTGGTCGTTTGTCGCGCTATTAAATGATATTTCCGCCCCGGATTTGAAATCCTTGGCATATCCATAGGAAAAGTCCGTTTCGATCTTAAGCCAATATGATATTGATTTTTTGCCGTGGCGATCTGCCTCGCAGGCAATCCGCCGGAACCTGTCAGATGGAACAATATCAAATGTGGACTTCGGAATAATGCCGCCATTAACCATGGCGGTTATAAACTTACCGACAAAATCCATGATGATTTCCCCCGTTGATAGTCATTTTTTTTCGCAGTCATGCGGATATTGGCATGTAATGATTTGAGTGTAAAGAAACGGTTATTTTTTATAATATCTTATTATTTTTTATAATATGCCATTTTTTCTGATTTTTTATTTTATTTTACATTCGCTTTTTCATGCTTAGAGCTACATTTTTGAGTGTTTTTGATCTTAAAATGTAGCTTACAGCTACAAAAAAAATCAAAAAATTTGCCTTATTATGTATTAAAACGACTTATTTTCCAATAACCTTGTAATGCTGTAATGAATTTGATTTTATTAAGTTGTTGAATTTATTTAATATTATTTTTTTTGTAAAGAAATCCTTACAGGATTTTTAAAAATCTTTGCAAAGAAATTTTCCTTGTAAGTTATTGAATTTATTATCAATTTTTGATTGATTTTTGTTGTTTTTCTATAATCCTGTAATTTGCGTAATGATTATCAAAATTATAACCCATTGATTTTATTAAATTAATATTGATAATATATATATATTTATAAAAAAGTTATATATTAATACATGAAAATCAAAAAATATGGTAATACCATTTTTTACAGGGTAACGTTGAATAAGTCGATTTTTCTTGTAATGTTGTAAGGTATTTGATTTTAAAGGGTTTTTTGGCGATTTTGGCGTTTTTTGCCTTGTAAGGAATTATTTTTTAAAAATATCCCTTGATTGTTTACAAGAATGTCAATATTATCATTCCAAGGTTAATGAAAGGAAAGAACATGACACAATCAAAACACACATCAGGGCCTTGGAAAGTAAAGCGCAATGGCAAAGCTGGTAAAACATTCTTTATATGGCGTAATGATGACCATAAAATGTTTTCGCCTGATTATGACGGTAAAAATGAAAACTACGAATGCGTTGCGCAAAATGTATCAAATGAAGCCAACGCCCGACTTATCGCCGCCGCGCCTGAATTGTTGGAGGCTTTAGAACAGATAATTCAACCGACAATGATAAACGGAGACAAGCAAATAAAGGTTGATTGGCAACAACTAGCCCCCGGCGAAAAAATAATTCGTTGGGAATCGGCAAAGAAAACTATCGCCAAAGCAAGGGGGAAATAAACATGAAACTTTTATTTTTATTCGATGGTGATTTGGAAGCTGAACAATACACCGTGGAAATCGTATCGTCTGAAGGTCTGGAATTGTCTATCCATTTTAAAGAATGCGAGATAGATTGTTTTTATATCGGCGGGTATGAATTTACCATGAAAGATGCAAATATTATAAATGGCGTCTTTCTGAACTTCGGCAAAGGTCTTGATCTGAACATATTGCCATTGGCATCCGTTCTGCAGCAGGCGACATCACAAATTCAGGGCATGATTGAAGAATATCGTCAGGAAGCCGAAGACAATGAACGGCACTTTGCAACAATGCGATGTGCGTCTAGATATATTTAGGAAAGGAAACAATCATGAAAAACCGTATCATATGCTTTATGACAGGACTAACTATCGGGGTATTATCAATGCTAGCTGTAAATAGCCTGCACAAGCCTATTGTCCTTGGCTATGCCGAGGTCGTAAGCCCGTATATTGTTAGGGGAATGGAATGAAAAAAGACTTTGAGAAGGTATCTATCGACATTGGCGGAAAAACCATCGTCCTTGCTTCGGTTGAGCTAAAGAAGGGGTATAAACTCGAAAGGAAATAACATGCCATGGATTAAAAGAGATTCATCATTGGGCATCCCGGCGCACTATAAGATGCCAAAACCCCTTTCTGATAACACAATGCTAGGGCGCAACGGTTCTTATGATTTTGCTATAGAACAAAGAAAGATTTATTCAAAGATTGCATCTGATGCAAATATATTTAAAGATTTAAAAAAAGAATACTTAAAAAATCAAAGATGCTTTGATTGGATCGTAAAATATTACGAGGGCAATAAGGAGTGCCAAGGCGGATACCCGCAAGCCTTGGGACAAGATCTGGCGCAATGTCTTGATAATTCATTTTTGGCTATTGAATATAGATTGACACCATAGCCTATAATTATGTATGATTATTCTGAAAATAACAGGTGAAACAAATGCCGGGTGTGAAGGGCGTAACAAATAATCCAAACGGGCGTCCTAAAGGAAGCCAAAACAAAGACGTCAAATTGGCGCGCGAAGCTATAGCCAAGTTTGTTGATGAAAACACAGAACGCCTTCAGGGATGGCTCGACCAGATAGCGGAAGAAAGCCCGGAAAAAGCTTTTAACTGTGTTAAGGACTTGATCGAATATCACGTTCCAAAACTTGCCAGAACTGAGCTAACCGGAAAAGACGGCGAAGACATCAAAACAGTTAATAGAATTGAGATCGTGCCATATGAAGGCAAGGATAATACTGCCACCTAAGCTGGCTTCTGTATTTTCCAAGCCGCTGGGTGCCTATCGTTACAGGGGCGCATATGGGGGAAGAGGCGGGGCTAAATCCCGTTCTTTTGCCCTTATGGCCGCCGTCTTTGGTTACGCAGACCCAATCCGCGTTCTTTGTACCCGAGAGTTTCAGGTGTCTATTCGGGAATCTTTCCATGCCGAACTAAGAAGCGCCATAGCCCAGTACGACTGGCTGGAAGCGCATTATGACGTAGGTGTTGACTATATCAGGGGAAAGAACGGAACCGAATTTATGTTCCGAGGTCTTCGCAACTCGATAGGGTCTATCAAGTCATTATCTGACATTGATTTAACCATCGTCGAAGAGGCGGAAGACGTACCAGAGGAATCATGGCTTGCCCTTGAGGCAACCGTCTTTAGAAACTCAAAATCAGAACTATGGCCAATATGGAACCCAAGGGATGAAGGAAGCCCGGTAGACAGGCGATTTAGAAAGACGCCTCCGCAAAATGCAATCATCGTTCCCGTAAACTGGGATGATAACCCATTTTTCCCTGCCGGAATGGATGAACTAAGAAGGCGCGAAAGAGAAAGGCTTGACCCGGCAACTTACGCATGGATATGGGAAGGCGCATATAACATCAAGTCCGAAAGACAGGTGTTTAAGAATTGGAAGGTGGATGACATCACAGCGCCAGATAACGCCCAGTTTTATTATGGCGTTGACTGGGGCTTTTCACAAGATCCAACAACCCTTTTAAGGTCATGGATAGATGAAACCAATCGGCGGATTTACGTCGATTATCAGATTGACGGGGTTGGAATTGAGATAGACCACCTGCCAACATTCTTTTCGTCTGTCCCGAACGCGCATAAACAAACCATACGGGCGGATAACGCAAGGCCGGAAACAATTAGCTACATGAACCGCAACGGTTATCATGTCGAAGCGGTAGAAAAGGGCAAGGGCAGTGTAGAGGATGGTATTACATGGTTAAAAAGTTATGATATAATAATTCATCCCAGATGCAGGCTTTTAGAAAAAGAGCTGCGTTTATACAGTTACGAAATTAACAAGGCGGGCGACATTTTGCCAAAGCTACAGGACATGAATAACCATTGTATTGATGCGCTTAGATACGCATATGAGCCACTTATCAAAATGAAGGGCGGGGGATTTATAACCATATGAAATTTTTCAACTTTGAAAAGAAAGAAAACCCGACCGGAAGCGCCATGTTTATGGGGCATAATCATACCCTTAAAACCAAGGGCATAAACGAATATATTCAAGAGGGTTATAATACAAACGCGATTGTATATCGCTGCATCAAGGAAATATCTCAGGCCATTGCATCATGTGAAATTGAAGTAAAAAGCAATGGAACGGTTTTAGACGATCATGAGATTTTAAAACTTCTTGAAAAGCCGAACCCTGTTGAATCCGGTCAACAATTCCTTAAGCGCGTATTCGTTGATTATCTTATTACCGGGAATATGTTTATCACAAAATTCCCGGATGAGGGAAAAGCGATAGAGTTATGGGCGCAATCCCCGCGCTATATGTCTGTTGTCATGGGTGAAAAGGGCATCCCGGAAAGATATGAGTTTAGCGCCGGAAAGGGCATACGGTCATTCAAAGTAAATCAAATGACCGGGATCTCTCAGGTTTTCCATTTTAAAAACTACGATCCATATAATCCAAGCATAGGATTATCCCCATTGTCAGCAGCTGGCATTCCTGCCGATATCCTAAACGCTGGCCTTAAGTGGAACTATAGCCTGCTTAAGAACTCTGCAAGGCCGTCGGGTATTATTAACTTTGTCGGCTCCCCTGCTGGGGAGGTTATCCAAAGGTTGAAAGACTATTTCAAAAAAGCATTTCAAGGCGAAAACAATGCCGGGGAAATCCCCATGCTGACCGATGGGGCGCAATGGCAAGCCACAGATCACAGCCCGAAAGAGATGGATTTCCTATCAACCATGAAAGAGATGACAAAATATGTCGCCTCTGTTTATGGCGTTCCTTTGCCGCTTGTCGATAATGACGCGGCATCTTTTAATAACATGGAACAGGCAAAAGAAAGACTTTGGACGGATACGGTTATTCCGCTATTTAATGAGTTTCTGGATAGTTTCGGGGATTGGCTATTTATGCAATACGGCGAAGGCGGGAAAAACCTTGAATTGTCCATTAACATGGATAGCATCCCGGCGCTTGAAGGATTAAGGGCAAAAAGAAACGACCGCGTTCAAAAACTTGTATCCGGCGGCCTGCTTACCATTAACGAGGGGCGCGTTGCCATTGACTATGATGAAGTGCCGGACGGGGATGATTTATTCATACCATCATCTCTTTTGCCGCTTTCCATGTCGAAGGATACTCAGGCAACCGATGCCGCTATGGTTAAGTCGTTCCGTAGTATGGGGTATTCAAACGACGAAATATATGAAGCTACTGGCATAAGGGCTGGATAATGTCATCCCGCGCCAAGGCGTTAAGAATGGACGCGCTTATTCAAAGGCACGTGCCAAGGTTTAGACGCCAGATATTGAAGGAAAAAAACCGCTACATAGACGCACAAGTTTCTTACTATGGATTGCGCGGCGCTTTGTCTGATACCCTTGAATCCGAACACATGGCTAATATGATGGCCATATTCAGGCAAAACTTTAAAATACTTATGCCCGCAGTTTATAACTTAAGCGTCGAAATAACGGGCAGTAAAAAATCAAGAGACGCCATGGAATACAAGGCAGACGCCTTTCTTGTATTCTTAATGGAATGGGTACGGCAATACGGGGCTGTCAGGGCGCAGGAAACTGCCAAAACTACGACCGACGATTTAAAGCGCATTATTTCCAAGGCGTTTGAGAATGAAGATCCCGCCCCTGTGATTATCAAGAAAGCCCTTAAAGCAAAGGGGCTGTCGGCTTTCCGGGCGGACACCATAGCCAGAACGGAAACCCATCAGGCGGCCATGTATGCGCACAAAAGGCAAATAGAAAACTACGCGGCGCAGGCCGCCAGCCTTGGCGTCACGGTCAAAAAGCAATGGTCATCCGTTGCGGATGAAAGAACAAGGCCATGGCATACCGACATGGACGGGGAAACAGTGGGACTAAATGAATATTTTATAGTAGACGGCGAAAAAATGGACAGGCCGGGAGACCCGGACGCCAGCGCACATAATACCATCAATTGCCGCTGCGTATTGGTTACTGTAGATGACTTTTAATCTTATGCTTTTTATTTTATTAAAAAGGGGGTAAAATATTACCATGGAAAAAAGATTTTTAAATATTGAGGGTGCAGAATTTAAAACTCTTGGTGTTGAAAACAATATGGGCAAGATTACCGGATATGGGTCTGTGTTCAATATCCGCGATAGTTATGGCGATGTCGTAACGTCTGGGGCGTTTATGCAGTCTATTTCTAAGAAAAAGCCGAAAATGCTTTATCAGCATGACCCGCGTGACGTTATCGGCGTTTGGACAAAATGCAAGGAAGACGAAAAGGGGTTATTGCTTGAAGGTGAAATTAACCTGGAAGTGT